GTACTAAGGCAATTGCTTGCCAAAAAAGATTTTGATAAAACAGAATTTGCAGAACTAATTGCCAAAGAACTTGCAAAGGTGATTTGATATGACAATATTTCCAGATAGCCAAACCATCGAAAGATGGGACGGGTCCGCATGGGTCAATATCACTAATTATTGTATTAGTGACATTGACATTACGGGAATAGGAATGCAAACAAGGGATTTTGGTGATCGCCTTGCTTCTCCTGGTATGCTTACGCTTACAATAAATAATAAGGATAATGTATTCGATGCCAATATTGATTTCAAAAGGAAAACAATATTGAAAATTTCAATCAATTGGTTGTCCTTGCAGAAGGTATTTTATTTTTATGTAATCAAAGCAGATCCATCAGAACACACAAGGCTAGATCAAACAATAGTAATTAATGCTGTTGATTGGCTAGGTCTTGCTTTGCGAAATTTATTGAGAAATATTCCTGTTGCTCAAGATAAAAGAATTGATGAGGCAGTTACCATGCTTTTGACGTATGCCCCAAATCAACCCAATGACATTGATTTTGATACCGGGTTGGAAACTTTCTCAATTGTATTTGATGCAATAAGAAACAGAAAAACTACTTTGTATGCAGAGCTTTATAATTACGCAATTTCAGAACTAGGATACATATATCTTAGAAATAACGAAACTCTCGTTATTGAAAACGCAAACGCAAGAAAAGGAACGCTAACACCAAATACATATACATACAAAACCGGTGAACTTGTAGGCGGTGCTTTAGAGAAAATGGATGGTGGTTATCTTCGTTTGATGAGTGGAGGCAAGATACTGTTTTCAAAGGAAGTAAATATCACAATAGGGCCAGAATTTCCACGACCAACAGAAATTAAACAAGATGATGGTGAAGTAATAAATAAAATTGTTGCAACTGTAAAACCAAGACAAGTTGATTTTGGTGTTGGGAATATATATCAACTTTATACATACAATTTATACAATGAAAATCCGCCTATTTCAATACCAGCAGGAGCGACAATAGTAATTGAAGGTGGGTACCCAGAAACAACAGACGGGAAAGTTCCTGACAGCGCCATAGATGTTATAGAACCTGTATACCCAGATTATTTTGGTTACAATTTAGGCCCTGATGGCGCAGACGATCTTGTCCATAATTTTGTTGCTGGTGCAGATAGTTGGAAGTGGGAAATAATAAATAACGGTCCTTCTGGAGCCATTACTTCCATTGAGTTTTTTGGAAGACCTATATTCAATCAGCAACCTTTGAGCCATACAGCAGAGGATGAGGCTTCACAGCTTGAGCATGATGTAAGGCCTACCATATATGATCTTGTTTATCGTCAAGATATTCAAGGCATAACAGATGATTTTAATTTACTGTTATCGAAAGAAAAAGATCCCAAAAAGATTATTACCAGTATTTCTTTTTGCGCTAATCTTGACAATGAGAATATGGCAAACTTCATGTTGACTGATATTGGACATTTACGCCATATTGTTTCGATGTCCAAAAATACTGATAAGTATGTTTTTGTTCAAGGGATTGAGTCTTTGAAAATAACCATAGGAGGAAATATATTTATCACCTATAAGGTCAAAGAGCTTGATAGATCATTATCATTATCACCAATTGCTATTCGATATAGTGGTGTAAATGCAAGCAAGAATGTTTTGATATTCGACCCATTACCAAAACTTGAAAATCTCATCCAGAAAACAATTTCTTTGTGGGTATATCCAAGGACAATTGTTTCAGGAGTACCATTTATAAGTAAACGAAGAGGAACTGGGCTAGATGATTATGGCTGGGAGGTTTGGATGCTTGCAGGTGGTGGTGTCGATGGTATGATCCAATACCTCCATTCTTTTAGCACCAATTGGGGAATATGGCAAACGCCCTTGAATACGATGAATAGTAAGGTTAATACATGGTGCAATATCATTATAAAATTCAACAGCATAAGCGCCACAAATAATCCAATTATAAAAGTCGCTGGTGTTTTGCAAACATTGACAGAAACGGCAACTCCTGTTGGTACGTCAAAAGATGATAGTGCAATTCCAATTCACATTGGAAACCAAAGTCTTTTATTTGATAATTTGATTTATGATTTTTGGGGATCGATAAAAGATATTAGGATATACAACAGAATAACATCTGATGCCGAGGATGCTTTGATTGTTGCCGGCGAGGATGACTACACCATAGTCCCTGATTTTATTTTCAACGCTCCTTTTGTTGAAACTGATGAGCTTGCAGATTATATAAATAACCCAATTACTCCATCAATGAAAATATTTGATAGTGTTGAAAATAAAATTGGTACCGTACGTTATGCCAATGTTGTAAATGGTGAGGTAAAAGGAGAAACCCCATAGGAGAATATTATGACTGATGAAACTTTGGTTGATCTTGCAGTAGACAGAAAAGTAACAATGCTCAACCTTGCGGCATTATTGTATGCTGTCAATGGGAGTCCACCAACGCTTGACGCCGTAATTGAAGTAGAAGATTTCTTGGCTCAATTAGGTACAATTATTGGTGCTACATATTGGGTAACTGTTCCAGGTACTCCTGTCAGAACAAGTAACACAACGTTTACAGTAACTGGAGATTATTCAAGCACAACAATATATTCATTTGGAAAATGTACCGTTTTCAGGTGGGCAGAGTCTGGTGTTATCAAGTGTGCTATGCAATCTATCCCACAAACATATGGAGCACCAAACACAACATTTACAATTATTGGTGATGTCATGGCGAGTATAGATGTGGGAAGTTTGAAATATTCTTCGGTGGGTACTGAAAGGTTTATTTTGAAATTTGCCAAAGCTGGTTCAATTTCAGCAATTGAGACAAATGTAATGAACCAGCAAACCGCATTATTCCCAATGCGAGTATTTGGAACCGATTTGCATGTTGGAACACCTGGGACAACAAACAATACAACGGTTGATATAAATAAAAATGGTGTTACTATGTTCACGACAAAACCAACCTTAGCGACTACTGTGCAATATTCCCCTACTCCGTTTACTGCTGACAGTGGCGTGTCTCTCGCGATTGGGGATAAAGTTACAATAGATCAAGATGCTTTTCAGGCAACTCCAGCAACTGATGAATATGTTGATCTATATGTATTTCCAACCCGTTATTTAAGTTTGGCATAGGTGAAATATGACTTGGAGATTACCTGATAAATACTGTGTGGTAATGTTGCATATGGATGGTCTGGATGGATCCACGACATTTATCGACGAGTCGGGCAAGACCTGGACTCCAGTAGGAAATGTACAGATTGATACCGCTCAATCCAAATTCAATGGGGTATCTGGTTTATTTGATGGAACTAACGATTACATTACAACCGCAGACAGTGTGGATTGGCGATTAGATAGTGGCTCAAATTCTAATAAATGGACCGTAGATTTTTGGGTCCGTTTCAACGGCGACCCTGGAACTGCAACGCAAGGGTTTGTTTCGCAATGGGCAGATGTTAACAATTTTTGGGGGATTGCACTTGCAGGCAACACCCTGTATTTCAATGTTCGTTCCGGTGCGGCGCAACTCATTGAGATATTCCCTGCGTGGAACCCGGCTGGGGATACCTGGTATCACGTTGCCGTTATAAAAGATGGCACAAATGGATACATGATGTTTATCAATGGTACTCAAATAGGGGTTACAACTACTGATACAGACCCCATGCCCGATATTGCCAGTGTTTTGTATGTTGGTGGTTATTTCAACGCTGTTGGCGCAAGTTTTTACCTAAATGGCTGGCTCGATGAATTTAGGATTAGTAAAGGCATTGCCAGGTGGACAGCAAACTTTACACCACCAACAAAACCGTACCAACCTTTTGGCGTAATTGCTCATGTTATAAGTAAATAGTTTATTAAATAAAAAAGGACTGGAATTATCCAGTCCTTTTTTATTTACTTTTTCAAATTCTTTTTCGGTACCATAGGTTGTGTATCCTCTACCTTTTGCTCATCTTCCACCCAATAGGGTTGACTTACTTTCAAAATTGTGGCATCTCTCCTGTGCTTGATACATTTGCGTATTTCACTGGGTTGAGGTAAAAATATAACCGCCTCAATTTTTTCAAACACAATACAACCACACGATAAAAAAATATCTACTTGGTGGTTCATTTATTTTCCTTTCTTCGCTCAAGCTCAAGTTTTACACCTTCACTTGCGAATTGATAAAGCATATCAATGCCTTTTTTGGTGAAAGAATAACTCAAGCGTGGGTTTCTAATGTGATTTTGTTTTATGATTTCTTTTTGCTTGAAATCTTTTTGAACTTTACGAAAACTCTTTACGATTGATGAATATTCCTCTTCCTTGAAGTTTAGATCACCACTCATTAGAACCTTATTGGCAATCATCTGCATGATAGCAGGGGAGATGTTAGGCTTATGAAAAACGAACCCAGTAAAATTTCCTTTTTCGTCTGTTTTTCGTTCTGTGATCTGGATATTGGTAGGAACAAAATTATACCCCATTGATTTCCAGATTTCATTTCTGATGGCAGGGTCTTTGATATTCATCATTGTGTTAGTAACTTTATTGATTGTATCCCAGTATTCAATAGCTTTATCCCAATTCATACCAAGAATAATTGTTACCCCTAACCCGGCGCCAAACGCGAAACAAAAGATACCAAATAATATCCATCCATTTTGCATATATGTAACAACACCCACAGACATTAACAGTAAGGGATAAAAAAATACATGTTGCGGCCGAGGTGTGTAACGCCACTCAAGATCATTATTTCTAAATAAACGTGAAAGGATTTTGTATAGCATAAAAAGCTATATATCATCAGTTCAAGTTATATGCAATTTATTGCAATGGGATAATTATGTTATAAATCTTACATCGAAGATTGATGGTGGTTTTGTTTCTGGTGGGCAATCTCCTAATTCTGCTGATGTTTCAATCCAACCTGAACCGTAAATATAATCAATAAATAACCATTTCTCGGTTCTGGCTCCACTCCACCATATTTTGTCATATTTTGATAATGCATAGATGATTTGAGCGTCACTTGATGGTTTCACTCTAATAGCTATCATAGCACCTGTATTACACATAACAAATGTTTGAGGTTCTTTTATCCACAATTTGTATGTTGTAAAGGAGAGTAGAACAACAAGAATAAGCAAAACGTAAAAAGCTTTTTTCATTTTTACTACCTTTCTTTAGCCAAAAATAGATTTAAGCCAACCAATAACTCCACCTTCATCCATATTTATTTTTGTTGTTAGGTTGTTGTTGTTGGCTTTTGCATGAAATTTTCCAACTTTTTCACCAGTTATATCTTCATTGATTTCGATTTTATTACCTCTATAATCTATTTCGATGTGGCGATATACATCACCTGTTTCTCCGTCAATGATTTCTTCATCGTTAATTTTTTCAAAAAATTTCCGCAACATAGTTACTTCCTTATTGTATCGTACGATTGAAAATTATTCTTCCGGCAATTCTTCCTCAAAGCTTAACCACTTCTTGAAATATTCAACGTCATTGATTTTGTATCTTCGCTTTGTAAGCATGTTTACAATGATAACTTTTTATATGGATAATTTCCATACACAGTGAAGATTTCAAGAAGTTTCCCGGACCAAATAAATTTGAAAAATCTTGCCATCATTCTATAAAGGACATTTTGGCGTTTGGATAATTTTTCCTTCATGTGCTTGGACTCAATCAATCGAAAACGAAATTGGTCTGCCCTGTATTGCAAACAATCAATATTGATTGTATCCATTTTCTTTGAACATTCAAAATGGATAAATTTATTCAAGTCAGAACCAAAATATCTTGCTTCTGCTTCTGTACGATATTCATCCATCTTTTTTCCTCCAACTTATATAAACATAAATCGCCCGATTGCGTTCCTCCGCTGAAAGATGTTTCCATTTTTTCATATAATCTGGTTGCGGTTTCTTTTGTGATGTTTTGATCTTGATTACTTTCCTTTTGCATAATGGGCAAATTGGATTGGGAGGTAAATGTAACGCAACTCTTGCCGCTGTGTTCATTGGCTCTTTCCCGTCGTTCAAGAGTTGTGAGACAATCCCAGAATTGACATTCACATATTGAGCAAGTTGAGAAACAGAGAAATAACATTCCCTAAATTCTTTGAGCAGTCTCCGGGGTACATTTTTGGGGTAATCTGCAAAGCGTTTTGAGTGCTTTATTTTGCGTCTCATAATTGACTAAATCCTTTCTAGGATGGGTGGAAATGAGCAATGTGTCCAAATGTGCAGGCATGATAACAAAACCCGCTACAACCCTTCTATACAAGGAATAACATATCTCTATCTTGTATTCGCAAGCTATTTCCGCCGGAAATCGTTCGTTCGTCATCCGTTCGTTCGTTTTATACTCTACGGACAAGATAGAGAGATTGACTGAGCAGAGCAGGGGAGCGTCACTTTTCTTTGATATGAAACATAGACTTGTCTTGATTAGCTTCTGATTGTTCTTTAGGCGGCCATTTTCTGGAAAAGTTTTTTTGGTGTTTTGAGAATAAGGCATATTCAATTTCGCCAGCTTCAAACCCCAATCTCCAAGCTATATCCATCGCCAAGATCATTACATCAATACACTCCTCAAGTTTTTCTTTGGGTGTTTTTGCTTGCTCAATTTCAATAAGCTCATGGCGAATATGGTCAATATTCCCAGCAATTCTTTTACCTTCTCCAAACGTTTTCAGTGACCATGCTTTTTGATTTCTTATGTAGGCTTGGAATTCCATTATCTATACTCCAATTCTTTCCAATCAGGAAATAACTCGATTGCAATCTCTTGAGGTAATAGCTCGCCCATAAATCTCACCTGCTCCACATCATGAACATTTTCGCAGAGCCATACCCAGTCATAGGCAATCAGGTCGCCGTAATCTATCATGGAGCCTTTTGTTTCGCCAATGTCTGGATAGCCTGCATATGCTTGCCATGATTTATTGTCAGGTTGCTTGACAGCAACAATACAAATTTTTGATGTCACTGGGTTATGGACAATTGACACCAACACATTCTTATGATGACATTGTGGTAATTCAGATATGCTGATTGTTTTTCCATGCTCAAGTTGATTAGTGCTTTGTATAGCACTCTTTAACCCGTTGAGGATTTCCTCTGTTGTCTGGTCAGAAAAATCAAGTTTTGTTTTTGTCTTTTTTGATTTCATTATGGTCTTCCTGGTTTTTTTAATTTCAGTTTTGGGATTTTTCCTTGATTTTCTTTTTGTTTTTTGGCTTCCTCAATTTCCTCCTTAAACCACTCATGGAAAAAATCAAGAAACTCTTTTGAACCATCAAGGTTGCCATATACGTGACTGGAGTCCTCATATCTGCATTGAACATTTTTCAGATAACCAAATTGTTCCGACAATTCATCTTGATAAATATTTGCAGTATAGCCAGTCCATATAACAACAAGGCAATTAGGATGATCTTCTGCATATTGACAAGCGGCATGGAGTTGCATTTGACCGCTAGCGTTACCCCAAGACATACCTCCATAATCAATAATGAGCAAGTCAAAATCCTGCTCCATCATTTTGCTTGTAATTGCTTGCTCTTGATAAACAATTTTTATCGGGAGGCGTTGGTCTCCCTCAAGATTACAAAGTGCGTTGAGTTCTAGTAACGCACCCTCTACCTCATCTTTTATATCTGACATTGGGTCGAATATAAAAGCTGTTTTTATTTTCGATTTCATTACTTATCTCCCAACATTCAAAAAGTAAATTGGCTCTTTGAGTTCTTCGATATGCTTTATCATCCATAACCATGCTTTGGCTTCATAGTCGGGATGAGGGTTGAATAAATTATATTCACTGGGTATTTCTACTTTGAAGTTGCGGTCATAGGGATTGAAAATCTCAAGACCGTCAAGGGATTGATTTTCATATAAGTCAACAAGATATTTATTTATTGACTTATAAATACTTTCAACAGGGCGCCCACCTGAAACACTAATTACCCTATCAACTTTATATCCTCTGTTATTGATTTGCCTCAATGTTCCCGCCAAGATCATCCCGGTCATTGTTGCAGTTATCAATGTGCCAATCTTGTAAACAGGTAAAGAGAATTTATTAGCATGAATTTCAATGCTCAAAGGATCATCGAAGCCAAACGGGATGAAATATGCTCCACGCTCTTTGGCAATCTTTTTGCATTGGCTAACATTGATAGTAATCAGGTTGGGGTGAAGCCTTATTGTCTCTGTGTTGTAATCAATGATAGGAGATTTTAACCAATGCGGTAATAACTCTGTTTTACTGACAGGACAAACAATGATTGAATGTAACCCAAATTCTTTTGCAAATATAGGTAATCCAATTGCATAACTTGTCCCCTGTTGTTTTTTTGCAAAGATCATCACCTCTTTATAACCCTCTTCTGATGCTCTTTTGACAAGAGCATGTAAAGCTGCCATCTTTGCGTTAGGAGGAAGAGGAGGCAGATATGCTTTATCATCACGCCTGACAATTACGGTTTTACCTTTGATCTTATACTCTTCCTCAGGAGCAATGTCTAACATAAATTTATGGATCATTATTACCTCTCTTTGAAATAGTTTTGCCCCTGCTATATCTCAAGCAGGGGCACATAAGATCATGACGGGAAATTGAACTTTACACGCTTGAGTAAGCCATCCTTCTGGGCTTGCGTTACAAGCTCATCAAATGCCTTGGCGGCGTCAATTGCTTTGCCGTATTGTGATGTTCGGTGTGTCTTGCCTGCAAAATATGACTGACCAACAAATTTGCCATTTGCGAGCTTTGTTACTCCATGATAACCAGTTGAGTTATCGCCGCGGAGTTTTGCTTTACTCTTCTTTGCTGTTGCCATTAGTATCACCTCCTTTCTGTACTGGGATTTCAATTATGATGATTGGATTTTCAAGCTTCTCAATTTTATCAATCAAGAAGTCAATGATCCTTTCGAGATAATCCCGAAATGGTGGAATAGGTTGAGTTATGTCAATTGTTTGGTCATATTCGTTTAGGAGTTCATCTTTACGGCTCATGGCTTCCTCACTATGATCCCATACTCATGCCTTTTTGGGAGTATCTTCTGCTCCACAATCTGTCTGATAAAGCTTTCTCGAAAAGCTCTCCCAAGATCAACGATTTGAATATCCCACATTTGAAAGCCAGCGTTTGTAAGCATGTTCATTGTGTCAACATGATAGGGATAAAATTTTCCATCCCTTCTAAAATCATTGATATACCATGCCGAAAACGCTCCGCTTTTTAGTGTACGGAAATTCTCCTTAGCAACACTTGACAGCTTGAGCATAAATTCATCATACGTTTCCGACCATTTTCCAAGTTGCTCAGGTTCATCCCCGTAATCTTCAATGTCCCAATAAGGCGGAGATGTAATTGTAAAATCACCATAATTGTCAGGCGTAAAAACCATCTTCTCTGATGTATGCAAAGACAATTCAATTTTCATCATGGGAAATTCTTTTTTCAATCCCTTGGCGATTAATCTGTTGTCTTTCATAAATCTTTCAGAGACATCATAGCCATGATAATGCCTCCCCTCTCTTACACATACCTCAAAACGTGAATTATGACCAACGAAGGGATCGATAATCATATTGCCTGGTTTACTATAAAGCAATACAGCAGTACGACAAACATTCCGGGCAAAGATTGATAACGCTCCATTTGCAGCACCTCGTCCTGATATGGTAAAAGCTTTATGAAGTTTACCTTTCTTAGGATCATTCTTGAAATCATTGAAGCCACTTTCCTCGTAGCTTCCGACAATAGGGTCGGTGTGCATCTCATCACGCTTGACTGTAATAATTGAAGCAGGTATCTCCCCTCTAAACATACGGGTAAGGTCTTCTGCTTGCTGCCTTGAATTGAGCAAGCTGTCAACACTCTTGCCACTTGCTAATGGGTCGCCTTGAACATCAAGCAACCTTGGCTGGTATGCGTTTGTTGTTTTTGATTTTGCCATGGCTTATCCTCACTTTCTCAACATAAACAGGGTGGATAAGTATTACAGGTTTTCCATCATTGTAATGATATGTGGGGATAAACCCTAACACATAAAGAGCGAATAGAGTATTGCACTCTTTAGGAAATTTTATCCCATACCATAAACCTTGCTTCCCTTCCCACTCTGTATGGATTGCAATCACAACACCTTCCCCGGGATCAAGAATGTTTTTCTTATCAATTGTATGATGATTGAAAAACATATCAGAAAGAATAACCTTATCCCCTACATAAATTTTATTGCTTTCTTGTTTTCTTTTTTGAATTTCGTTCTTCTTTGTTTCTGCTACTGTTATCGGGAGTTCTTTCATGTTTTTTTCCTTCCTGTTCCATAATCTTTGCTAGAATATCTTTCAAAGAGAAACGATATTGGTGGACAAGTAAATCTTTTTGAGTAATGTCAAGATTGATAAATACCCCGGACTGGGATATTTCTACTTTGCGCCCGTCCGGGGTTCTACCTTGACCAATTACAAAAGATCCAGAAGAAATATTTTCCTTCTTATATTCAACATTGATTTGGATAATCATTTCTCCTCGTATTTTGTAAACCAATTACAATCAAATTCAAGTAACTCAAAAACATCATTATTATCTAGGTCTTTGATTGGATTAACATTAACTTTGACATTGACAAGATGACCGGTTTCTGAACCTGCACCAACATATTTAACTTTTGTTACTCTCATCAACCTGCCTACATTTGTTTTGGTTGTTGGAAAACCTGGGTGGATATTCATTGTCACAATATCACCAACAGACAAAGGAGATTTTTTCATTTCTTTTTTCCCTTCCTTGATTGAGCTTCTTTATTTGTTTGAAGTTTTTCCCAAAATTCAGGAATTTCATCCCGTCTTTCGTTGATTTGTTTGATTGTCAGTTTCAGGACATCTTGAATATCAGCGGCACTATAAGCAAACTGATTAGATGCCATTGCGATAAGTTGGCCAATGTTTTCCGGGATCGCCTTGTTCTCCTCAATTGTTGAAGCCATCTCTTTCTCGAATTCACGCTCTTTCTCTGCTTCAATAACCGCAAGCTTCAAGGCTTCTTTCTGGTCGCGGGTAAGCACACCATCAAGGATAGACAATTCGTATTCGTTCAACTGTTCATCCTCATTTGGCTTACTATTGCCAACAGGGTTATTCCATAACTCAATCAATCTCTTCCATGTAAGTTGCTTTACCTTACGATGAGTGACGTTGATCGGAGTCATCTCGTCCCCTGCTAAATCCATTTTGCTTAATCGCTTGAGCATAAGACCAATTGGTTGAGGAGTATCAGGTGAATGACGGAGCCAAACCCTCATCCTTGATTTCTGAATAAGCGGCTTCTTACTTTCTGCAATATCCCTTACTCTTGTTTGATCTTTCTTCAAGTGGCTTGTGACAATGACAAGCGGGGCAAGATTTACAAGCTTCGCAAGCATAGCTGCCTCATAATCAAATGAGGCTATCCATTGCTCTGCACCTTTGATTTGACCCATAGCAGAATAGAACTGCCTGAAACGTGATGGAGCACTTTCAACAACGGGCTTGAAAGTATTTTCAAATCTTGTCCATGTATCCCATACGATAACATCATATTTCCCTGGATCAATACTGTCAATGATACTCAGGCAATGATTATGGAAAACCAATTCTCTCATGCCTTCACCCTCTTGGACAAGATTACGATAGAAACCAAATTGTCTCCCTGATGCTCGTATCTCCTCAACGATTGACTTACCCTTTACATCGTCATCAATGAAGGCAGTTCTTTCAGGGGCGGCGCCACTTGTCAAGGCGAAGGTAGTTTTCCCGGTATCAGGTTCGCCAGTGACATTGATAAGACCTGTAATAGGGTTCTTTGATTTCTTGACTTTGATTTCTTCTTTGGGTGTCATTATTTACCTCTTTCTACCATGGATTGGTTTGCTGTATTCTTGCAATTCGTATACCGAAGATCCAAATATCCATGAACCCGGTATGGAATTCTGAAAAAGTTTCCCGTCTGATTTTTCTTATCTTTGTTATTGCAAATGGAGTAAGAAAATATTTTGGATATAGATGATCCCATAAAATCATGATTTCACCACCTTCTTTTTGATTTTCACAATTTTGCCATTAACCATTTTTGCATGAAGATGGCGGTATAAAGCAGGGGTAAGCCAAGTGTGACGAATTGACTTGAAAGTTGGACAATGAAAATGGATATGGTGTCTATGTGTTGCCGTTGTTTCCAGATTACGGTCAAGCTTACCCTCCATAAACCATCTTCGTAAATTCTGTGCAATAATCATTTTTGTCTCCTATTAGTTTTTAGAAAAACCGTTGAAAATTTTTATTTTTTCGGATTTTTCCCTTGCATATGCAATAGCCATTTGCATATCTTGATCCATAAGGAATATTCTTGCTTCCTCAATAAGACGGATTTGTTCTGTTTCTTTCAAGCTATCGAACCATTTATCCGCTTCAAATTCCCCTTGCTCATTCAAAATCTTTTTGAGCTTCTTGAAATTTTTTGATTTGGGTTTGAATGAAAACATGTCAGGCATTATTCCTCCTGTGTTTTGATGTATTGATTTGATGAGAGACCTAGAAATTTTCTGACAGTCAATATCTTTTCAGGTCCCCAGCCTTTGGGTCTTTCACTCTTTGAGATACCGCTTAGAATAGTGACCCAGTGTAGCGCCCCTGCTAGTGTTCCGTATCCTTGTTCATCAGCGTCACCGTCCATCATTCCTGCAAACGTAAGCAAAGTATCTGCAAGCTTGATGCCAATCCCAGGCAAACCAGAACCTCCTGCAAGGAATGTAATTCGATTATCGACAGGAGGAAACGTGACTATTCTATGTTGTGTTATTCCCTGGTGCTTATCGGGTTTGTTGACAGTGTTATATAGTTCTGCTATTTGATCCGGGTATCTTGCAGGTGGGCAAAAGATTAATGCACAACCTGAATATTGAATGAGGGACATTGTTGAACGTACAGAAACGCCTTTCCAATTTGTTTTGGTTGCCGCCTCAAGTTTACCATTATCAGAAATCCAAACCATATCGTTCTTATCGTAATGGAAAAATCCAGTAATGATAATAGAGGAATATTTTGCATACTGCGCCATAACCTCAATTTGGTTGAATATATGGCGATTGGGTATTGAGTTCAAAAAATCTTGTGGTGTTTTTCGGTCAATCGCAAATATTGAACCATTGTCAAGTGGAATATTTATATCCCCTGCCGTTACTGTTATCCCACCATAAGCATGATGAGGGAGATTTGCAATCACCACTTGAGAAAAACATTTTTCAAGTAATTTGACAACCTTGGGGGCGGTATCTTTTTCGTTTTTATCCACAATGAGGATCATAATGCTCCAATCACTTGGGCAAGAAGAAAAGCAACAAGGCAAATTGTTGTTCCACCTATTGCATAAATAATAATTGAATTTCTTTTCATAATCTTTTTTCTATTCCTTTCTCTCTCAATCTCAATTCGTTCTTGATCTTCAAACGTGATTGGTTTTCCAAATGGCATGATTACCTTCTTTCTTTGGGTATCTCTGCTATCAGCATGAATGTTGTCCCATTATCTTTTTTTGTTGGCTTTGTTTCAACAAGCTCATAAGGAAAATGATTGATAACTGTTTCCCACTCTTTATCTGATGGGTATGCATTTTGCCTAAGCAATATAAGAACATAATATCCAACTTGTGGATGAATTTCAATTGTCAATCCATTCTTCAATGTTCTCGATTGCATGAAGCCCGATATTTCGATATTGTAAATCATTTGGGCGATTATATTTTCAAGCATATTATCCTCCTGCGCATAAAATGATAATTGTCATGATTGTGAAAACAATAAGCAAAGCAAAAGGTAATATTTTCCAGAACATTATTTACCTCCAAACAACAATATTAGAATAGGCCACGATAATGCTATCAGTAGGCCGATTATTTCAAGCATATCAATTATGCAACCAAAAAATCCTTCTCTATGATCTTCCATATTTCTTCTCCATCATACAGTGGTGACACTCTCAAGCAAGGAAGGAGCCATCCAAACTTGCTTTATCTGCTTATTAAATCACGCCGCCTTGATAGGCTTTCACTGTTACAAAATTCTCCGCTATAATGTCAAGCTTTTGGAAAGCGTCCTAAATAGTTTATAAAGCTATGTTTCTGTAAACGTCTTTACATGGCTGTGTCACAAATACAGCAGAGATGAATAATTATTTTCCTTGATCCACATGGCGGGGTTTTACTTGACTCTCTGCCTTGCCAGGCTCAACAATATAACACCGGTAATTATTTTTCCCATACCCCATAATGATTTTAATTTGTCTTGGGCATTTCCAGCATGGCTCAGAGTGTTCATGTTCTGCCGTTCTAATCATCACTACATGACCACATTTACACTGAATACTGAAACTTGAAGCGACATAGCCTGCCATTTTGTTTACCTCTTTCAAAAAAAGTTTTGAATAATTGCAAGAGACAGAGATAATCTCTGTCTCTTTTCTTGCTTATGATGATCTATTAGAAAGGTGGCTCGTCCTTATCCAGAACTTTTGCGGCAATCATCAACTCTTCTGCTGTATAATCGCCAAATGGTTTGGAATTTTCGAGCAATTCCCGGGCAGCTTCATGATCCATTGCCTTGAATAATCCCTGAACTTGTTTCGCAACAGAAGCAGGTATTCCATCATCATTGTCTCCCGGTGCTTCAATATCATCTTTCTTGGTGAAACGTTCTTCCCGTGCGCTTCCACATTCAGTCTTGCTCTTGAATAAGCGAAGCAGGCGAGGCACAGAGTTGGTGTAATGCTTCTTAACATCATCACCATTGTCATTCGTCTTGTCAACGTTGAAGCCCTTCTTGTTGCCGTCTTTGTCAAGCTCAACGGTTTCGGCATCTTCCCATTCGACGTAAACGCCTTTGGTCAACTTCTTTGACCAGTCTTTGCCAAGAAGCTTGAGAAAAGCAGGCTGGACAGTTTCAGTCCAATCAGTCTTGGACTTGTCGCCACTCTTCTTGACATCAACACGCCGCTTGTATGGGTTGCTCAAAGTGGGATTGAATTCTGACAAATCACTTTCCAGATTGAGCTGGAAATATTCGCCATCTTTGATCTTTTGACCGGTGAATTCTGTGATAATTGGCTTGTGGTCTTTCCATGCGATGATGGAAACAGTCATTGTCATTTTGCCAAAGTTTACTTGCGGCCCAAACCCAGCGGTTGGTGCTTCTTTCACCATCTCATCAAATAGATCATAATCAAAGTTACTCATTTTATTTTCTCCTTAGGAAAATTTGGATTGTTTTGTATCGTACGATTGAAAAAAAAGTAAACTTACACAATCTCATGATATTTTGTATTCTTCAAAGCCTCCTTCTCTACTATCTCAAGATTGCTATTGATAATTGGAATTTGTTTCCCCGTATCGAGTGCCTCAAGAAACCAATCAATGGCTTGACGTAAAAGGGAGGCGGTAGGTATATCTCTTATGTCTGCCTCTTCTTGCATACGTCTCCATTGGTCTGGGCGCAACCCATTAGGAAGGATTTTCTCTTCCTGTTTCTTTGTGGGTGCGCCTCTTGCCTTTACTTCAATTTTTTGTTTCTTCATAACGAGAAACCTCCTTTTATAAAATCATGATAAAGCTATTCTGGAAAATAGCTTGTCTCTCATGTTGATTGGCTTGTTCCTCCAAGCTCTTTATCGCCCTTGCTTGCTCATCATTGGGCTTGTCAATTCGATATAAAGCATTGAGCATCCCGCGAATACGACGGGCAAGTAATGAATGATTTTGGTGTAGTTGTTTCATGAGTTTTCTCCTCTTGCTTTTGATAATGCAACTTTTGCTTTATTGTTAGCACATGTCATGTCATCAGAAGCGCAACCATTTTGGCATGGTGAACACTCCAGAAGATATTCAAGAGCTTCATACATATCAGGGGCGGCGTGGATAAGATAGGCGTTTGCCATAATGCTTTCTGCTTCTTGGTCATGGCTTTCATTGATAACAATATTTGGTTTATGATAACCACTTCCGTCCGAATAACGTGTTGGCTTTCCTAAGAAAACAGACGGAAAATAATCGCCATTTCCTTTTTTATCAAAACCATCTTTGATTGTCCATGGTCCCGGTGTGAATTTTGTTTTAGGCATTTTCGCCTCCTCTCACATACACCAATTGATTTTTTGATCTTGTTTCAGCAACATAAATACAATTTTGCTCCTGTGCTTTCTCCCAATCTTTTTTCGCTTTCTTATGTGGCATCAAATCAGGGCGAAGAATAAAGACATTATCAGCTTCACCACCTTTTGCACGATGTACAGAAGCAAATATAACCCCGGTAGCATCATCGCTGAAAAGCATCTTGATTTTTTCCTTCATTTCAATGACCGTGCTGCTTTCAGTGGCGACAAATCGGATTGTTTTTACTTTGTCTTCCAGCAATACTGCTTGCATCTCCTTGGCGTTATCGAGAAGCTTTTGATGTTCATGAGTAAAATATTCCATTAATGAGATTTCAAAGGAATTGAGATCATTTGTTTCAAACTTATCAATAAGATTTATCAAAGCATCTCGAAAATCCATACCCCTGATTACTGCTTTTTTATGCATACGGATACACTCAAAGGCAGGTTTTATCAATGGGGCATTTGTTCTGCAAACAACCATATCTCCGGGTTGTACTTCTTTTGCAAAATCATAATATTGAATATCTCTGATGACGCCCTCAGGAGCGTTATCTCTTGCCTCTAACTGCGGGACAATTTTCTGGGCACGTTCAACATGCAAACGTGGACAACGATATGTAACAGAAAGTGGCAAAACATTTGCCTTGAGCATGTCAATAATGTTTTGAATGGCATTGGTGTCAGCTCCTCTAAATCCATATAACGATTGGTAGCGGTCACCTACTGCGATGATGTGACCACTCTCTTTTACAAGGCGAAGAATGAAAGCTATTTGAAGCTTATTCATATCTTGCGCCTCATCGACCATCAGGAAATCACATTGCTCAAGTGGGAGATTGAGAACAACAGGTAACCAAATCATATCGTCAAAGTCAATAATGTCCACCTTGCTCTTGCACAGTTCCATGATTTCAGGAAGCTTGTCAATTACTTCATCAAAATATTTTGTCTCAATCTCTGTGCTATATCGCTCAATAACCTCAAGAATTGCTTTTTGGTTATTGTAGTCCACGAGAGTTGATTTACAAATGGATACAAGATTACGCATCCCAGAACGTTTGGCAAAATTTGCCTTACGCTCTTCTTTCGTAATCAATCCATCATTTAATGCTTTTCTTGAGACAGGGTAAATATCATTGAGCAATTGCATAACTTTATCAGAGACAATCCCTGTCTTTGGATTGAAATCAGGATAAACTTTACGGAAATTTTTCAACCCCAAAGCATGTAATGTACTTGCAAATACATTATCCAATCCCTTTGATTGACAACGTTTAGAAAGCTCGGTGGCGATATGCTTATTGAAGGCGAGAAAGAATACAACAAACTGGGCGGGGATCAATTCAAGAGCTTTGACAATTGTTGTAGTTTTGCCACTTCCTGCTACTGCTTCAATTACAAGATGAGCAAAAGCATATACGCCATTTACCATTTCTGTAATGGCATCAAAGATAGCTTGCTGGTACTGCGAAGGGATAAAGCCTTTTGCGTCTACTTTTCTTTGAAGATCAATGTCAAAATCTGGATGATCTTCTTTATCACTTTGGAAATTATCAAGAGCAGATTGAAGGGCATCTCCAAGACTATCTTTTTTATCTTCCTTAATGTTAATAGGCATATTGAAAGAAGATTGATAAACAGGTTCCACTTTTTTGCTCGTTATGGTCTTGACACTTGTCCCCAAAGCTCCATGTCCATCTGTTGGGCATTGTACATGCTGGAGAACATTATCAACAAAACGGAGCCATTCTTTTCCTGCTACATAGCGATTACCGCAATTTGGACATTTCCCTGCATACTTAGCGAGAAACGCCTTACTAGTTGTCATGATTGTTACTCCTTCGGTTTTTCTTTTGAAAACACATTGAAAGAATTCTTTATGTCTGCATAAATCAATATCCCATCTTTCAATGAAGCAACGGGTAGTTTTTGATTGAGCTTGATCTTTTTGCCCCTGCTGATAATCTGCAAAGGTGTTACAAAGCGGTTGAAATCTTGCACAGCTTGAAGAATACGACGCTCAACAGATATATCATCAAACTGCCCTTTGTATTGTGTAAAGCGGATATTCATTTCGGCGATGACATCTTTGATTTCGTATTTTGTTATACCGAGTTTTTTATTCAACTTACTCATGATAAGCACATCTTTTTTTTCGCTTTCTCTTTGCAATTCTGGAGATAAATCAAGAGGTTTGAAGGTTTCATCTGTCATGATATTTACCCCGGGTAGGAGCACCCCTGAATTTCAAGAAGGATTTCTTGTTTACATTCGTCAAGAAGTCTTTGGAAAATTTCCTCTTCACTTTCTTCTGGCTCCTCTGCTGGATCTTCTTGTGTAGCAGGGGCGCAACTTTCAAGAGCTTCCTGATATTCTGTTTTCGCTTGTTCTCTTATACCGTCCTCGTCAATATCAAGATCAATTCCTTCCAAGTCAGACTGCCAACTCTCAAGGTTATCAATGTATTCTTGCAGTGTTGCCCCTGCCAACGCTTCTTTTAGTTGGTCAGGAATGTTATCAAGAGAACTTTCCGCCTCGTCTTTTGTATTCTCAATTTCAGAAATTAAATTATCAAGGCAACCACCTTCGATGTCTTCAATTGTCATTTCAGCAATATCATCCTCAATGTCATAAATCACAGAGAGATACGCGGAGCGAGTTGCGTATCGGGAACGGCGAGGCCGTTCCCTTGAATATTGCTTGGATCCAAACGCAAATTGCCACCAATAATAACTGTCACCTTTTTTGATCCCGGCGTCCTTGTTTGCCTTACGTGCTTTCTTTACGAAATGAAGAGTTGTCATATCATCCTCAAATTCTTGAAAATAACTGATTGAAAAAATCGACAATGATAGGGAGGTTTCTCAAAATTAATATCATAATCAAGAGCATCCCAATTGACACAAAACATACACTTTTATTTTTCATGTTGTTTTTCATAGTGTCGCAAGTTTTGCGGTAGTTATTCGTTGTTCAAGCTTCAAGGCATCATATTTCTCAAAATCAACTCCAACACCTTGTAATTGTGTTCTGATATTTTCAAGTTGTGTCAATAACTCTTGGCGTTTCAATACTTTATCCATATCATTTGGGATAATTATTTTCCAGTTCTTACGTCTTTCATTCATAAATATTCTCCATCTGTACTGATAAGCAGTACATAATATAGTTTGCACTTTGCTTTACGCTCAAGAGATTTGATAGCGTTCTGGATATCTTCTTGAGTGTTTTTAGGGTTTCGATGACCTATGGTTATTTGTTCTCCCTTTACATATTCAAGGAGAGTAATATAAACTTTTTCGTCATTTGGTCCTAGATAATGAGTTAATAAAAGAAACTTTCTTACACCACAAAAGCTTTGCATTTTTTGCTGGTAAGGAGATTGCTTCTTTGGTCGAAAAACTTTATACCCCCTGTTGGTAATCGCTATATCGTCCAGACTTCTTTTGAAACCCATTTTACACTTCCTCCAATCGCTCATTACATTCTCCACATTGAATATTGATCCCCGGTTTTCCCCATATGTTCAAATCACAAGACGGACAGGAGTATTTGATCTTATTGCGATTACTGTTACTGCTTGCACTTGACAATTGAAACGAAGAAAGCTTGATTGATTTATTCTTCAAGAAGTTAAGGCAGACGGTTTCATATTTCCCATGTTGAATAATGTAATGAGTAACTTTTTGTCCTGTTTTCTTACCGCCTTCTTTCCCTGTACTTGAAGGCATCAACCCAATCTCTTCCATCTTTCTTCCCCATAGCTTATCATGATAACTGCCCCGGGAAGGTTCTTTATCTGCACAACGATGGCGCCATACATGCGCCATCTCATGAGCAAGAGTAGAAAGGATAGTAATGTCGGGGCGGTCGAAATCGTCCGGGTTCATTGCGAGTTCATCATAGCTCTTGATTTGATCTTTCTTCTTCGCTATCTTTACACTTTCACGGTCTACATATCTTTCTGCATGAAAATATCCTCTTGCGTTTTTCTTTCTGTGCAGAACGATAACACATTGAGGAAGCTTGTTACTGAAAAGCTTTTGATTGAAAAGCTTATAAGCACTATCAAGTAATTGATATTGCTCAAGGGAAAGGGAAACTTTTGCGGACATGATTTGGCTCCTTATTGTGTCTTTTTGGTAATTATCAATCGTAATAAGCACGGATATGAATAAAGCTATCACATTGCTCAATGATTACGATAACTGGATCTTTTGGATTTTCTTTTTCTAACCACTCGCAACATTTTTTCATTGCAATCAAAATGCTTCCATCAATATTATAGAAATCTTCATACATTTTTGGCTCCTTTTGTTTCGTACGATTGAAAAATGATTTACTAACTGATTGCTTATCTCAATTCATTTGAGCTTCTCCGCCATCAGGTTTTATTGGAACTGCCTAGGTGGGCTTATCTCATACCATATTGAGATAAGCAATCAATCAGTAAATATCGAAGAGTGGTACCCATTACTTCGCCACTCAATGAAGTAGCAATACATTATCCTACACATGGTCGCCATTCATATGCTTCAACAGAACCTATCCGGAGAGTTCTGCTTATTGTATGTTTACCCATTGCGCTGTAACTTGCAAAAGATTATCATAATCTCCTGACATTGCTTCTTTGAAATATTGATCTATTTCAGATTGAGAAATATTGTTTTTCTTGAGTTCTTTTCTAACAGCGACCATAATAGCAAAAGCATTCCCATTATGACCAATCAAGCTAACAACAATTTCTGGATATTTTACTTTACTTATTTGTTTCATTTTTGCTCCTTATTCTTATCTATTGAATTATAGACAAATCAAAGAGCTTGAATATTCAAGCTCTTTGATTTGTCTATAATTTTTTCCAATTGGCTAATCTTGCTTTCAAATACTCAAGATCAAGTTTCGATTGTTCAATATCTTTTGTCATTGCATATTGAAGTCTAAAATATTCAAACTCATAATAATTTTTTGTTGAATATGAAACTTGTTTTTCTCTACCACTAAAACCTTTTGGCATTTCATAAGTTTCTTCAACCTTTTGTCCAAAATTTGGACTTCTGTGTCCGTGTATTGTCCTTTTTGTCGTCAATGTTTTTGGGGGGTTATTTGTAAAGTCTTCCAATTTCTTTAGTGTGTTTTCAATATAATTGAAAACATTTTCAATTGCAATTGGAAGAACATCATTTGAGACTTCATAGGGCAAATGTCTTGCACCCATACAGGAAGCAGTTTGCCATCCTGCATCGGGTCTTTTGTAGCCATGATGAGCAATCAATCCATTTTTTGCTTTTATTTCTCTTCCACATATTTGACAAGTATTCATTTTGGCTCCTTATTGAAAAGTTTGTTTACTTGCATGATTTCTTTTACAATCTTTGTCATTTATTTTCTGGGCTCCCATTGTGTAGGGTGCTTTTTTTCCTTGTGATCTTTAATTGCCTGTTCTGCTTCTTCATATGTATGTGCAGTATGAAACAATGTTATTACGATACCCTGATTTGATTTCCAGTAATATACATAAAATATATTGTTTTTCTCTTCTATCCAATATAAGTATTCCATATCAAAACCTTTCGAGATAGGATTGATATTGTGTTCCAAAAATTCCTGTACAAGGGTAAAGCTTACCGCAAAATGAGCTTTTCGACCAATCCTCAAATGTCATTGGAAAACTTAGTTTTGCAGAATACCATCCACCACGTGGACCCAATTCAATTTTATAAATTACATTATTTGATTTCAATCGTGCAATCAGGTTTCTTGTACTTTCTTGGTAACGACCAATATATGTTTTTGCTTTACCACGCAATGATGACCCACCTAATGTTTCATAACCTAAAATCAAATTTCTTTGATAGCTACCACGCACTAACTTCAATGCTTGTTCTTGTGCGTTCATTTCAAACTCCTTTTGATTGAGTCGGATTAAATTTGTCTAATGTCATCCAGATATTAGACATAGTTATGTATTTCATAACAAATTAGCAGTAACAATTTATTCTCCATCATCTCTTTTATAGTTCTTATGGGCGTCAGTTCATAGGCTCATGATCTTGAGCAAACTTCCCAAGAGCTAAACACGCATATCATTCCTGAATTGACTTTATTGTCTATGGAAATTGTTACTGCTAATTCATCATGAAAGTCATGATGAAAAAAACTATGGAAAATATTTATTATTCGCGGCACTTATGTCCTGCGGCTACTAAATGAGGAACTTTCATTCGCTGCTTGAAAGCTGTTTACTCACTAGCTCAGTCCTTGAACTGAGATTGAGCTTACACTTTTATTCGAGTTCGCCACTGATAAAAGAGCAGGGGAGGAGGTTGTGTTACTTCAACGCTTCTTTCTCTTTTACTTTTTTCGTTCACTTTCTTTCACAATTTGTTTTGGGTTTCAAATCAGAAAGAGGCAACGCTATTGCTCATTTTTCGACATTATTAATTTTCTTGATCTAACAAACTACTTCCTATATTGCGTTATTCGGGAAAGCGTTGTCAGAGAAAACTATTTGTAAATGTACATAAAAGAAACGTCAATTACTGCAAGCAGTAAAAGACGTTTCAGTGATGATAACAAGCAGATTGCATAAAGAGAATTTCACAACTTCTTTGAGTGCAATCGTTTGGGTGGGGCGTTCGCTTGTCAACATGCAATAATTTTAGTCTTTATGTCTTATTTAGTCAATAGTGAATAAAAGGGGAAAAATATGAAAAAATAGGGAAATTGCGTGTAGTACTTCATATTGATGTTCTTTCCTGCTGCTTGAGCAAAATTATCCTGTATTTTATTTCCCTTTTTCCTGTATGGTTATTCCCCATGCGATTTAGTGTCAACACTATCAACACTGTATTTTTTATAACACTATCTGTTATCTCTGTTGATAATATTGATATTATTGTCTATGTTGATAGTGTTGACATCAAATCAGCTTTTTAGTTTATTTTTCGTTTCAATATATATGGTACTCTTCCCATGCTTTCTTTTTCTCCTTTTATCAATATACCTTTATTTACTAATTCATTCAATTCTCTCGAAATCAAAGCAGGATCATACCCTAAAGTTTTTGAAAGCTTTCTTACATAAATTTCATTGCCATTATTTCCTAAATGTGCCAATACCTTCGCCTGTATCGTTCCAGGTTTTACAATCTCTTCTGTTTTATTTGTCCACAGTGTTCTATCTTTATCAAATTGAAGATCAATAAAATCTATTTCAGTATCACGGGAGGCAATTGACATTTTTGCATCTTGTTTACCTCTCTCTCTTGCTAAACTCCAAACAGTATCAGCAACACCTCCTTTTGCGCCTGTCCCCGCTATATCATCAATTGGGTCTCCACTAAATTGATTATTTTTTCTGTTATGGTCAATAAATCCAAATGTAAATTCCCCGGCTCTTGTCATTTCATATAAAGGCTTCAAACATCTCCCAGCTTCCACGGCATCATTATTATCTTTCAACAAAAACGATTTAGCATATGTATCCATTACGCATAGGGCGTAATTTTTGCTTTCAAGTTTCTTTATGAGAAGGTCAAGACCTGTTGGGGCTTTTTTTATTTCTGGAATAATTCTTGTATTAAGTGGTGTCCAATTTTCGACAATTTCTAAATTTGCCAATCCTTTTACACCAACCATTCCCATATTTGCCATACGTTTCTTTATACGTCTTACATTATCTTCTAATGAGATATACAAGACATTACCCTGCTTTACTTCATATCCTAAAAATGGTTTACCAGTTACAATCGAAATACATAATTGAAGTGTCATAAATGATTTTCCCATCTTTGGGCGACCAGCTAAAAAGAAAAATCCTTGTGGTAATATTTCTTTTACTAACCATTGAACATCTGGCATTTCTGTATTGTTGATTTCTTCTGCCGTCCAATTTGTTTTCCTGTCTTGTCCTAAATTTGTTATTTTCTTTTTTGATGTCATGATAATCTCCTATGATTTTTCAATGTCTTTGCCAAGGGGAGCGCCACACTGGATGCAGTTTGAGTTTGTAATAGCGTTTGCAGATAAACAATAAGAACATGTAATGATTACTTTCTTAGTGTTGATGTACATTTGATCCCATAAGTTTTCCAATAAATCTTTCAGTGTCATTTTCTGGGTATCGCTATTTTTTGAATAAACAGGAAGAAAAATATCGTTTTTATCTGAGTGAGTTGTTATGTCAATCTTTTCCAATTCGCCTATTGTCTTATCCATTTGGTACTCCTATTTCAACCAAGTTTTCTGTGTATTCTTTTTTTGAATAGATTATATAAATACCATTACTGTTTTTTGTTTTCGCCCATATTCTCCTTACTCCCGGCTTCCAATATTCAATATATAAGATTTCAAAGTTATTGAAATCTTCTTTACTCTCTGCAACATAATAGCCTTGATCTTCTTTCATGATTGCTTCATTTCAAAAATATATAAATCTTTTTTCAATCTTTTAGCCAAAGATATTGAATGTCTTGTCCTTGTACTTTTGCCTTTAGGTAAAGCAATCACTGCTTCACTTTGTTCAACTATTCTTAGGTTACAATGGAAAAATTTTCTTGGATAACTATCTTCTAATTTAGGTGGATGGCAAACAAATGTAATCCCATTTTCTATTGCGTATTTATAAGCCATGTTGTCAACGCCAATTGCCCCACCAGAAATAATCATATCAATTTTTATTTTCTTTTTCATTTGATTTATAAGCAATTTGAAAATTTCATAATCATCAAACTGCCTACTTCCAACTATTGCAACCTTCATATTATTTTCCTCTTGAGAACAAAAAAATCCTCAACTTTGGGCGTTCTGCGTCTGCGGCAATTATCGGTCGAGGCGATAAGAGACACAGAACGCCCAAAGTAGGGGAGTTCTCTTCTCGACATTTTTCTACTTGCCACAGTAGGCGATTTGTTTTCTTCTCGCAAAAAAGATAATACTACCTATTGGACCTATGTCAACTTATCCCAGTGGGATAATGTACCTATAAATAATAAAAACGTTATAATGCCTTTATCGTGTATATCAAAACGTTTTGTATCGTATGAGTAGAAAGGAATTCCTATGTTTGACCCTGTTGTTCATGCGGCTCTTGTTGTGGTTTTTGCATGGCTCGTCCAGTTACTTTTCGGTTTGCTTGGTATTGATCTTGGTAACGATACAGCAACCGGATTGGCTCAAGTGATTGTTGCATATATACTTTCCTTATTTGGTTATGGATTGTGGTTACGCGCTACCATCAAGAGTTTTTGGTCCATAAATCGTTGGTACAAACCCCCTTTCACAAGCTGATTTCTTCCAATAATGAGGGAAAGGCGAGGTAAATTCCTTTCCCTCATTAGAATATAGGATAAAATACTATGATTGATCCAGAAGAAGGTGTTACAGATAGAATACTTCAAAGAGCCTTAGATGATACCCAAAAACTTTCCCAGAATGGAGATTTATCAATAATCGAAAAAAAGGTAATTGAGGTCCAGTATTATCTATTGCTATTTATTATTAGTGACAAAAGAAAAGACAAGGCAAAACGAGAATATTGGTCAAAATGGTTTGATAAATTCCAATGGATCATTATTCCAATGGTAATTAGCGGTTTCACAATTTTTATTTGGCAAGCCTTATATTTTTATTTTAATCTTGCCCCTACCCTTTTACAGCAACCATGATAATCAAACAACCTGCTGTTTATGATGTAAGCCACTGGAAAATCATCAAAGATTTCAAATTGATTGATCCTAAACCACTTGTATTCATCACAAAGGCAACGGAAGCATATCCCGGAACACCATTCAATAACACAACTGATCCCACATTTATTCCTTATTTCAAAGGTGCAATGGAAATTTGTTGTATCCGTGGTGCTTTTCACTTCTTTAGAAAAGATTATGATACCGTAAAACAGGCAAATCATTTTCTTTCTGTACTATCAAAAGTTGATATTCTTCCTACCGATTTGCTTATTCTTGATTTCGAGAGTGGCGGGGAAAAAGCTTCGCAATTATGGCAATGGCATGAGATTGTAAAGAAAGCGTACCCAGACAATTTGAGAATAAACTACTCAAGAAAAAATATCTTTGATGCTGTCATCATGACGCAAGCAGAAAAAGAATACTTCAAAAATATCTTTTCGTGGACAGCAGGGTACCCATATTTTCCTGATTTATTTTCAACAATTCCAAAAGCATATACACCCGACCAGGGAAAGTATGGACCTAATTTGTTTTGGCAATATTCTGCACACGGGAGAGTAAATGGTATTACAACTGCACTAGGTGATTTAACTGATGTTGATTTAAACCTAATCAACCCTTTATACATTCCCTTATTGGGATCAAACGAGATAGGAGAAGCTATGGATGGTAACTGGGAAGGTAAAGCAAATCAAATTGCCAAATTGTGGGTAACAATTGGCGGTGAACGTGTTTACTATAATGGTACAGATTTGAAAAAGGACGTATCTGTTGAAATCAACTGGGAAGGTTCTGTTTCGGGTACAAAATATATTCGATTGACAAGTCCAGTTAACGCTTATTCAAAAGCGGAATGGTTTGATTATCATGTTGTTTCTGGTGACTCACCCCCGCCACCCTCACCAACAGAAAAAAAGATTGTCAAAAGCACATTGCTTTATGATGATAATTCAACAGAAGATTTGTTCCCAGTACAATTATGACAAAACAAACCATATTTTATAATGATAGTTCATCTATTGTTTTGCAAAGCAAAGTAAACAATCTCCCTGCTGGTTATTTTCTTGCACAAATGGGAGAATACCAAAGCGCTCCCAGTGGCAATCCTGCCATTATTGTTTTGAGAGACCTAGCAGATACAATCTATAATAAGCAATGGCAATTATTTCATTATGCTCATAATGCAGGTATGTTGAAAAATAACGTTTGTAATCCATTTGGGTATATGGCGGCACTTGCCAATAGGACTGGGTTTGGTAACCCAGATGAACCAAAAAGAAACTATATCCTTGAGGAAAACCTTGATGCTGAAAAGGATATGTGGATTGATAAGCTTCGTACATTCTCCCGCAATACTCATGCTGTCAGAGATTACAATGCTGACTATTATCAGGTATGGACAATGGATGGTGCAGGTAACCCAATTATGAAACCAGGAAAATTGCCTCCCTCTTCTGTTATTGATATTGATAGTGGTAAAGTGAAGTCAACAGATTACTTATATAATCCAATGGAAACATTATTCGCTTTTCTTATTTGTAATAATTTCAATACAAAACCTGGTAATCTAACAACCATTTCTCCATTTTCTGGAGGAATAAAATATTCTTGGACGCCAGACCCAAACGAAATTTACACATTTTGCCCACTTGTTTCCAAACACTCTAGCCCAGTTTTATCTCACAAAGGATTATGGACACGTGTTTCAGAATATAAATCACCATACCGAAGATTGTAATTTATGTCGTACGAAAGAAAAAAATGGTAAAAGAAAAAAAGGATAAAACGAAAAAGAATAAAAATGATATTGATCTTCTGAATATTTCAGAAGATTTATTATTACGGCATGAAAAGTTCATTGAAGAGTATTTGGTTTGTTTCAATGGTACGCTCGCATGGCAATTATCACACCCAGGAGCAAGTGATGAGGTTGCTTCTGCAAGCGCTTCCCGCTTGTTACGAAACGTTAAGATAAAAGCAGAACTTGAGAAACGCTTCAAAGAGCAGACAATGGGGAAGAGTGAAGTATTAGCGAGATTGAAAGATCAAGCAGGGGCAACACTTCACCCATTTGTAAAGGTTGATGATGATGGTCATATTTATTTCAATTTCAAGGACAAGGAAGCAAAGAAACATTTCCACTTGATAAAGAAAGTCAAGCATCGAAAGGTGGAAATGTATAATGAAAAGAGCGGAGAGAGTAAAGAGGAAAATTGGGTTGAGGTTGAGCTTCATGATCCTCAAAAAGCTCTTGAGTTGATAGGTAAATATCACGCTTTATTTACTGATAAGGTAGAAAGCACAGAAAGAAAGGTTATCCGAGTAACAATAAGGAAAGAAAATGATGAATAAACCAAGATACCCAAAATATTATATCCTCCCATTTGATCTATTTCAAATCAGGGTACCTTATTTCGTTTATGCTTATTGCCAAGATGTTCCTTATGTTGGCGTTCGTTGGACAAGATGGTAAACAATGATTGAAGTCCTTGAGCCTGATATTGATATAGAGATTGACCCAGCTATCTTTAATAATGCATACTATCCATATCTATATGATATGAGCAGAGTACAGATATATTATGGGGGTGGTTCATCAGGCAAAAGTGTATTTGAAAGTCAGAGAGTTGTCATTGATCTATTAGCAGGGGGAAGAAACTATCTTGTATGTCGTCAAGTAGGTAGAACCATTAGGCGTTCTGTTTTCAATGAAATTATTAGAAGGATAAATGAATTTGGTGTAAGGGAATTGTTCAAGATTAATCAAACTGAATTCACTATTACTTGCGTTAATGGGTATCAAGCTTTTTTTGTTGGTCTTGATGATGTTGAAAAGATCAAATCAATTATTCCTGAAAGAGGTGTTATTACTGATATATGGATTGAAGAGGCAACAGAGACAGATAAGAATACAGTCAAATCATTGATGAAACGCCAAAGAGGCGGTAGAGAAGATACACCCAAACGTCTCACGCTAACATTCAATCCTATTTTGCAAGATCATTGGATATTTGAAACTTATTTTGCCCCTATCTCATGGGCAGAAGATCAACAAAATTATCAGTCGAAAGAATTGTCTATCCTCAAGACATGGTATATTCATAATCGTTTCCTTACTCAAGCAGATAAGGATGATTTGATAAATGAAGAGGATAAATATTATCGGGATGTTTATACGTATGGCAATTGGGGAGTGCTTGGTAATTTGATCTTCAAGAATTGGCGTATTGAAGATTTATCCTATATGCGTAATCAGTTTACAAATAGGCGTCATGGTCTTGATTTTGGCTTTGCTTCTGACCCAGCGGCTTTTGGTTCATCTCACTATGACAAGAAGAAAAAGACTATATACTTTTATCAAGAATTTTATGAGCGTGGTCTTGTCAATGATGAGCTTGCCACAGAGGTGCTAAAAGCAATTGGCAATGAGCTTATCAAATGCGATAGCGCAGAACCTAAATCAATCAAGGAATTAGAAAATGCAGGTGTCAACACAGAAGGCGCAAGAAAAGGCCCCGATAGTGTTTTATTTGGACTTCAATGGCTGCAAGGTCAAAAAATTGTTGTTGATAAGTCTTGTATCTTTATGCAGACTGAATTAAGAAAAGCTCATTGGAAAGAAGGCCCTGATGGCAAACCTGTTTCGCCTCCTAAGCCTGTTGATAAAGATAATCATTTAATTGATGGTGCTTTGCGTTATGCTTACGAGGATGATATGCTTGAAACACCCATTAAAGGAAGATCATACAAAGGATAAACACTATGGCTGAAAATAATCCCGATGTCAAATTAGCTTTTGACACAATCTTGGCAAAAAGAGCTTTATATAATGAATTGTATAAATATTATATTGGCTTCCATCCCTTGAAATATTCAACTGCAAAGCTTAGAGAAGTGTTTCAAAAGCTGGATGTATTTTTTGCAGAAAATTGGCTTTCTGTTGTTATTGATAGCGTGATTGATCGGATTATCCTCAAGGGTTTTGATATATCGGAAAATGCCAATGCTCAAACCGCAATTGAGGACCTAATAAAAAATCATAATATCTTGTTAGCAGCAGAGGATGTCCATGAAAGTGCAACAATAACGGGGGAAGGATTTATTATTGCAATGAAAGTAAAAGATGATGAGGACAATGAGGAACTAGATATTTATTTCAATGACCCAAGAATGTGCCATATGTTTTATGAGCAAGATCAACCTAATAAGAAACGTTTTGCCGCAAAACTATGGCAAGATGGAAATAGATACACCAGACTTGATCTTTATTATTTTGATCGGTTTGAACATTACATTAGCAATAAGCAAACAAAAATGGGAGAACTTATTACCAATGCAAAAAGCTTTCTCCCTCTTGCAGATAATCCAGAAGAGGATAATCCTTTTGACGCAATCCCTGTATTTCATTGGATGTCATCGCGAACAACCAAAAAACGGGATATGGGACCCTCTGAGGTATCAATGCAAGATGCAATCAATAAACTCATGAACGACATGATGGTGGCAAGCGATTTCAGCACATATAGGCAAAGAGTAATCATATCAAAAGCAGATCCAGGAAATATGGCTAACGATCCCGGAACAAATTGGTGGATACCTCAACCCACAGATGGCAATCCTACTCAAGTGCTTGAGCTTGGGGGTGGCGGCCTTGAACATTATCTTACTGCTATTGATAAGCTTGCAACTGCATTGGCGATTATCAGCAGAACACCAAAGCATTATTTCTTTATGCAGGGAGGCGACCCAAGTGGTGAAGCATTGATAGCACTTGAAGCTCCCCTAACAAAGAAGGTAAAGAAACGAATTGGAAGATACACACCTGAATGGCAAGCATTTGCTCAATTCCTTCTTGAGCTCGAAGGAATTGAGGTTGAACGAAATCAGATAACACCACAATTTGAACCCGTTGAAACAATCCAACCAAAAACGCAAGCAGAAATAACGAAACTTGACAGGGAAGGTGGCGTCCCGCTTACAACTTCAAAGAGGCGCCAAGGTTGGTCCACTACTGAAATGAGCCAACTGAAAGATGATCTTACAAAAGAAAAGCAGGAACAAAGCGGTTTAGCTCAAGATGCACTCGACAAATTGAGAACGGAAGATGCCAGAAATAACACAGGTACAAATACTCAGGTACCGCCTGGAAATCGTTCCTGAGCCATCCTGTGAAGGTTTTTGACAAGGTAAATGACTGATGCCAGATAAAATCAAGCAGGACCCAGAGGTTATACGTCTTTTACGTCAATATCGTTTATCGCTCATAGGCAGAGAGAATGAGCAAATAAAACGATTGGCAAAAGAATGGCTGGTACTTGAGTATTTATTGAAAGATGAGATGACTTTATTGGCATTAGAGATCAATGAAGCAAAGCTCAAGGGTTATGTGGTTACAGAACAATTATTGAGACGAATGAGTAGGTACGAAAAGCTCAACCAGCAAATGAAACTTCAAATACTTGAATTCGTCAAAGATACCGCTATCCCCGACATTAAGGCGGAACAATTGCAGTTCGGTCTTACTGCTACTCAATCAGCATCAGAGGCTATTAGAATGACGGGGGCATTAGGAATTGCATTTGATAGATTACCTGTTGATGCTGTTGAAACATATGTTGGAATGCTGGGAGATGGTACACCTTTATATCGTTTGTTGAAAGAAGCTTATCCAGATGCTCTTGATGGTGTCGTCAAATCATTGCTTGAGGGAACGGCAAAAGGACTGAACCCTAATCAAGTTGCATATCAAATGTCTAAGGCAATGGGTATGGGGCTTGAACGAATAACACTTATTGCCCGCACAGAACAATTGAGAGTAAACAGGTTGGTATCTGCACAGCAATACAGAACAAGTGGACTAGATGGTTATATGCGAAGGGTGGCGACAAAGGATAATAGCGTTTGTATGGCTTGCTTGGTTTCTGATGGAGAAATTATCCAACTGGACCAAGAGCTTGATGACCACCCGCGCGGGAGATGTATTGCAGTATTTCAAATAAAAGGCTCCCCTGCTATTCAATGGGAAAAAGGTACCGATTGGTTTGAGAAACAAAGCGAAGAGACACAAAGGGAAATGATGGGAGATAAAAGATTTGAGCTTTGGAAGGATGGAAAATTTGATCTTTCTCAATTGAGAAAAAACAACCATAGTGATATATGGGGCAATAGCCCTAAAACGGCATCAATAAACGAATTGATAAATATATTACCCGTATACCAGCAAACAACATCCATAAAAGAATTGAGCAATTATATTAGTCCTAACGAGGCGAGTTTCCCACTATCTGCAAATGGCGGGCTCCCGTTATCAAGAGGAGCGAATTGGGAGGATTTACAAAACAAAGAATATAGAGACTTTTTAGAAAACAGAGCCGCAAAAGGCAATACAGTTGAGATATTGCCTCCACAAGCAATTGAGGAATTTAGGACAATTATCCAAGATGATAGATTTAGGTTAGACCAATCGCTTGAAACATTTTTCGGTATGGACAATATTGGTGCAGAAAATGTAACATCTGGAAACATAATGACCTTTTTAGGTTCTCGCACTTTAGGGATAAGTGAGGCAAGGGTTTTGAATTATGCAGGTGAAGGAGGTAAGGTTTTCAGGGTTGTTTTACCAAAAAATACCGTTGCCGTCGCTGCCCAAGTATTTGATTTTCCTGAGGTTGTCTTATTGCCGGGATCAAAATTTGAAATATTATCAACCAAAGAAGGTGTGACAACACTAAAATTATTATCTGATGGTTCTACGAATACAAAAGAGCTTATAAGATTTCAGGATAAACTAAATAATTTGAAGGAAGGTAAATGATGCTCGTTCCTTTTAGTCACTCGCACAGCCCCACCGCCTTCGATGTCAAATATCAACAGAGCATAAAACGCTTTGCAGGATATTTGATTGAGTTGCGGCGGTGGGGCTGTGTTGCGACTGTAAGGAGCAACACATATATAAAAAGAAATCCCCGCCCTGTCATCTCGACGGTCGGGGTTCCTCGCTTTGCGATATTTGCATATCGTTGGGCGGTGGGGTTCTTATATTCTATCTTCTATTGGAGGTACGTCAATGGCTATTGTAAATGAAAAAACCATGAATAAAGGCAAAGTATTATCTATTGAGCAAATCAATAGAATATGTATCACTGTTGCTAAGGTTGCTGATAATAGTAATAATGCTCAAATGATTACTCTTGCTCATAACCTCAAGATGAGTAAAGACATCGAAGAGAAGCGGAAATGGATTGTATTGTTCTATATATCTGCTTTCCAATTGTGTTCATTTATCAATATAGCAAGGGATAAAGATTTGCCTATAGATGAATACATAGCAGAACTAGATAAGTTGTTCAAAGGTAAATAACATGAATATTCTTCCAAAAGATACTATCGAAGAATTGAAAGAAGTAACAAGTCCAACAATTACGGAAATTGTTTATCATATGATTGTGTCTGGAAAGTCAGATATTTACGATTTTTCCAGAGTTGTTGTTTTCAAAGTTGAATTTATGCTCATTGATAAAAGGCTTGAGTGTTATGTGCCTATATCAAGAAGCCTTTATGAGGATATAAATTATGACTTGTGGCACAATACAATTCTTCCAGTGATAAAGGACTGGTATGATGCAACGAAATGAAGCCATTACGCTTCGTGCTAATTTACTGCAAGTCATGAAGGGTCTTGATTTAATGAGATTAGGCCTTTCTTCTATGATTGCAGATTTAGAAAAAACACATAATATTCAATCAGAGAAAGGAAAACGAAATGGACAAACAGTTACCAGCAGTATTGAAAATGAGGGCGGAGAGAATTCTCCAGAAGTCAGTAAAAGTGATTTACAAAACAGATAGGCAAAGTATCGCCAAATGTATCTTGCAAAATGGAGAAACAAAGTATGTTGATCTTGATATAAGGAAACAGGTTTCAATTATGAGCATTGATCTTGGAAAGGCAGGCGAAGAAGATACAGAGAAGCTTATTACTGGTAATTTTCATGGTGTAATAAGTCGCTCAAGTGTTGAAACTGCGGAAGGATTTTTGTCGAAAGATGATAACAAAAAAGAACCTGGAGTAAAAATGCAAGAAAATAAACCTACCAATCCAACAGAATTCCCTCCAGAAGGGATGCGTTTTACTCAATCATCCAAAGATGTTATTGTGCCTATTGAAACGGAGGTGGAGGAAGATAAGCCTAAAAAGCGACAAACGAAAAAGACGAAATAGCGTTATAATGTTGCCAATCGAATATCTCGCGTAAGTATGTTTCATTCGTACAAAATAAACTTACGGTGAGACAAGTAACCTAAAAAGGATGCTTGTTATTTCTCTTGCGAGAAATAGCAGGCATTTTTTATTATGAGCGTGACGCTCAAGGAGAAACGTGATGTTTTTCAATCTTATGAAAATCTATTATGAAAGCAATCAGGATGGCGGTAATGGAAACAATGCCAATAATGATAACTCGAATAATGGAGATAACAATCAGAGTGAGTCTGAGAATTTCGCAACTGTTGAAGAGTGGTATAAAAGTTTGTCAGAAGATCAAAAGAAATTGGCAGACCCAGTCAAAACACATTTTGACAGAGTGTATGCCTCAGTAAAATCTACTCGCGATGAGCGTGATACTTTATCCGGGCAATTGCGTGATGCAATTAAGAAAACAAAAGAAGGTTCTCCTGAACGGGAACAACTTGAAAAGATTTCTAATGACCTTGAAGTGGCAAATCGTCGTGGTGATTTTTATGAAGAAGCACCAAGTCACAAATGCCTAAGCCCTAAAGCCGCCTATGCTCTTGCGGTTACATTGGAACTTTTTGACAAAAAAGGACGTGTTGACTGGAAGGATCTTGAGAAAGAAGCACCAGAGTTATTTGGCGAAGCAAGAAAAGTTTTGCCTCGCAAAGGCGGTGCAGGTGCAGGCGCAAATGATCTACCCGCAAAGTCATCCAATATGAATAATTGGATCCGTGAACAAGCGGGAAAAGGTTCAATAACACAACCATAAGGAGATTACTATGCCTTACAATTCAAACATTACCCGCGCGGATGCTGATGCTCTTATCCCCGAGGAAGCATCTCGCGAAATCCTTCAAGCAGTACCGGAAGGTTCTTCTGTCATGCGTATGGCAAGACGTTTGCCTAACATGGCTGCTGGTGTCCGTCGTTTGCCTGTGTTGAGTGTTTTGCCTCAAGTGTACTTCGTTGGTGAAGCAGGGAGAACACCTCAAACATTTGATGAAGTCAAACAGACCGCAGAAGCCGCATGGGAGAATAAATATATCTATGCAGAGGAAATTGCCTGTATCGTTCCAGTCCCCGAAAATGTTCTTGACGATGCCGACTATGATATTTGGGAGGAACTTCGTCCCCAAATCGTTACAGCAATTGGTGCAAAAATTGATAGCGCCTTGATTTTTGGTACTTCAAATGTCGATGTCCCTGTCAATTGGCCTGATGGTGTACTGATTGGGATGCCTGCTGGGCATCTTCTCCAGCTTGGGGATGTTGGTGATCTTTATGATGACATTTTCGGGGTTGGTGGCGTAATTGCTCAGGTTGAGGAAGATGGCTTCCTTGTCAATGGACATGTTGCCGCTTTATCTCTGCGCGCAAAGCTTCGTGGTTTGCGTGATGGCGGTACAGGTTTGCCTTTGTTTGTTCAGTCGATGCAGCAGGCAACCCAGTACGCACTTGATGGTAACCCTGTGCAATTTCCTAAGAATGGTTCATTTGATCCTGTTCAAGCCCTTTTGCTTTCTGGTGATTGGGACCAGCTTGTATTTGCTATTCGCAAGGATATTACCTACAAAGTGTTGACCGAAGGCGTTATCACTGATACATCGTCACCCCGTCAAATTATCCACAATCTTGGTCAGGACGATATGATTGCTTTGCGTGTGACGTTCCGCATGGGTTGGCAATTACCAAATCCTCTTAATCGTATCAACGCCAATGCCGCAACACGTTATCCATTCGCCGCTCTTGCTCCTGTTGGTTCGTAACATCATTCATTGGATGGGACATGGTACCTATATCTGCAATTGATCCAGAAACAAAAGTCGACTTTTATGCTGGCAACGATAAGAGTTATAGAAACCTTGTCCCTCTATGGAAGGCTTTAGATGGGAGGCGTGGCACTTTCTATGTCTCCCATCTTGTCCATCCTTCCGATGGTTTCAAAACACTAAAACTTTACCATAAGTTTTGTGGTTACAATCCAATTGTTATAAATTCATACTCTGATTTGAATAGTATTTTTCCTATTGCAAATGACCATCAATTTATTATGTTTGAAACTGGGCATGAACATGAAAGCAGGGGATTGCTCAAAGCTGTTTCGTGTTTTCTTTGTGACAATACAAAAACACTTGAAGAGAAAAAGATTATCAATTCAAATGCAGAAATGTATTTTGATATTGATGATGCCTTAGTGAAATTGTGTAATTTTCTCAAGCTGTTTGATGTAAAGTTTATAGATAAAATTGGAAACAAATCCATTGGTATTGTTTATATGTCATTTGGGGAAAAAGCTTTGCGTGGTGTTGAAAGATCAATATCAACACTGCGAAGGATCGGATATTCATACCCGATCACAATTATTGGAAACATAAAACAGGGAGACAGAACCCCTAAAGGCTGTAATTTTATAAAATGGCAAGGCCAATCTCCTTTTGATAGCAGTAAAGGAAGAAATTTCCAATTTCGTGCAGGAAGAGTAAAGCCTTGTCTCTGTGAATTGTCTCCTTATGATTACACTTTATACATTGATGCTGATACTGAATATATAAAGCCAATTCATGAGGGGTTTGAATTGCTTTCAAAATACGATTTATGTATCACTCAAGAGAAAGGGACATTAGGAAAACTTTACAACCAAGTTCTTGCAGGTTGGGAAATAAATCTCTCTGAGAGAGATAGAACAATTTTTGAAATTGGCGATGATGCAGAAAACAAAAAATTTATCAATAGTGGTGTAATTTTTTTCCGAAAGAATGAAAAGACATTGAAATTATTTTCAGATTGGGGATCCGAATGGTTACGTTTTAAAGAATGGGATGAGCAATTGGCGTTTATGCGTGCTATTCATAAAAATAAAATTAATGTCAAAGAGTTTGATATTGATTGGAATTCTCCACATAAAACAACCTCCACGATTATCTTCCATAATTACGGGAGAGGCATTGTTAGATCAAATCAATAAAGGAAATGATAATGAATATCAATACAAAAATACCATCTTGGACTGATATAGCAGAGCGTGATTTATTGGCAAAACTCTCAAACGAAGTCCCCGCCAAAGGGTTGATCTTAGAGATAGGATGTTTGTATGGTGGGACAACCGCTATTCTTGCATTGTCGAATACAGAAGCAGAAGTTATTTCCATGGATAATTTCAGTTGGACGCCAGAAGGGTACCCCCAAACGTCACCAACCCTCACCAGACAGAACCTAAACGAAGCAGGGGTACAGAATGTACAAATCATCGAAGGGGACAGCCGTCGCCTCTGTAAGGGCTGGAAGCGTCATATTGACCTATTGTGGATTGATGGTGGACATTCATACGAGTTTGTTTATTCTGACTTATGCAATTTTGGTCCTTATGCTGATGTTATTGCTTTACACGATTATGGTAATCCGTTTTGGGAAACAATTTCAAAAGCTGTCAACGATTTTTTGGTAGCCAGCAAGAGCTTTTATATTTCTGAGGTTGTTGGTACTGTTGCTGTCTTGAGAAGGAAATAATCATGTTGCAAAAAGTTTTTTCTGACATTTATAAGAATAACTATTGGGCAACCCCTGAAACAAAATCAGGGATAGGCTCAACTCTTGAATGGACATACGACTTGAGAAAAGAGCTGCCTATCCTATTTGAGAAACTTGAAATCAAAAGTATCTTGGATGCCGGGTGTGGTGATTATAACTGGATGAGAAAAATCAACCTGAAAGATTATAAGGTACTAGCTTGTGACATTGTTCCTGAAATGGTTCAAAACAATACTATCAATTACTCCAACCTTGCTTATTTCTTTTATGCAGATATAACGAAAGATGGATTGCCACAAGTTGATTTGATCTTATGTAGGACGGTTTTATTTCATCTTTCGTTTTATAATGTCAAATTGGCTTTAGAGAATTTTGAAAAATCAAATACAAAGTATTTGCTAATGACAAACCACCCTCACATTACCATAAATGAAAATAAAATTGATGGCGATTTTAGGCGTCTCAATTTTTGTTTGTCTCCGTTCAATTTTCCTCCTCCTGTCATCAGTATCCATGACGGAGCAGGAGATGATGGTTATTTGTGTTTATGGAAAAGAAATGAGGAGCTATGAGTGCCTCGGCTGTTGATATTGCAAGACTAAGGCGAATGGTTGATGAACCTACTACCACAATCTATTCAGACGAATTGTTAGGTGCCTATCTTGAGGCGTGGCCTCTTGTTGACAAAAATGGTGTTTCATTCGAGGACGATAACTCTGCATGGATTGAAGCTTATGATTTACATGCTGCTGCCGCTGATATATGGGAAGAGAAAGCCGCTATGGTATCTAGCAAGCATGATTTCAAGGCTGATGGTGCGGATTATTCGTCCAATCAGATGTATGTAAATTATATGCAACAAGCAAATCAGCATAGAGCAGAACAAAAAGCAAAAGTAAAGTTTACCCCAAAGAAACCCAGCACCTCGACCTATTATCCCAATTATACTAATCCAATTTTTGATGAGGATGAGGAAAACGATTGGAATATGATTGAAGGACTTCTCTAATGTTAGATCAATCACAACTCGACCATATGAGAGAAAGACAAGACTTATCGTTGATGGATACTTGTCACCGCCTTGTGTATTCAGAAACAACAAATGATTATAACGAGGTGGTGAAATCATGGACTGAAAACGTTACAGATATAAAATGTGGTCTTGAGCAAAAGCAAGGCGAAGAAAGACAGGCGGATAAAAATGTTGTTGTATCGTACGATGCAATAATCCGCCTCCCCTTGCTTACAGTGATTGACATCAAAGATAAGATCAAAATCACAAAGAGATTTGGAGAAGCAATTACAGCAATTGAATATCAAATAGTTTCTCCTATTCAAAGAGGACCTTCTGGTATTCGATTGCTATTGAAAGAGGTAACGATATGACCGGGTGGCTTATTACAGGGTTGCTTTATCTTGTTATTGCAAAAATCAAAAGGTCATTTGCTCATATGCTTATCGGTGTTTTCTGTCTTGTTATTTATGGAGTTTTGTCATGAAATACTCCATGAATGTTGATATGAAGCCTCTTGGTGACGCTTTACGCAAATCAAAGAAGAATACATCACAGAATTTAGGTAAGGCTGTCCTTGCTGGCTTATTTCAACTTGAAGCAGGGGCAAAGATACGAGTAAGGAATAATTTCAAACAAAGGACTGGTAATCTTGCTTCCAATTGGGAAGTAAAACTTGATAATTCTTCTGATACATCAGCAGAAGGTCATGTTGCTCCTCTTGTTGTCTATGCTCGAATTCAAGAACTTGGAGGCGTTATCAATGCCATCCATGGAGCTTTAGTCTTTCAAACTGATGATGGAGCGTGGCACAGTGTCAAAGCAGTAACAATCCCCGCGCGCCCGTACCTGCGCCCAGCCGCGGATGAGGATAAAGATGATATTTTCAAAGCAGTTGGAAACGTCTTGCAAGACGCAATAGAAGGAAAATAATATGGCAAAGATCAATGACCAATATCTTGATATTGAAATAAAAGAACGCGATGTATTTGCCAATTTCAAGGTAAGCGTACAAATCAAAAGAGATTGGCGAGGAAGAATAGGTTTGTTTTTTATCAAGATAGGTTGTAAGTTGTCAGGTGCTCAATTTGTTGAAGAGTTTCCTGTTTCACTTATACAAAACGATCAACCTGTGGAGATTGACAATGGCTGATATTTGGAAAGCTCTCCCTCACTATCTTGAGAACAATGCCGGGCTATCTGTTTTGGTTTCTGACAGAATTCGACCAATTAGATTGAAGCAAGCAGAAACATTGCCTGCCATTTCGTTTCAAGATATATCATCCAAATATACTCAAGCACATAGAGAACCTTCTGCCCTTCCTTTTCCTCGTTTTCAATTCACGATATTTGCCGGGACTGTTTCGAGTGTAACAGCAGTCGCCAATGCTTTGAAATTTGCCCTGAGTGGCTACAAAGGCAATATGGGCATAGGTTCTTATTTGACAATTGTGGAGGCGTGCTTATTGAAAAATGAATTTTCAAATGATGACCCAGAGATTGGTGTCTTTCAACGTTTTCAAGACTATGTAATCCAATATAAAGAATAAGGAGATATACAATGCCAGACAATAGACAAGGTGGTTACGGTGCAGTTCTCAAGATTACGGTAACAGCAGTTCTTACCGCAATCGTCCATGTAATGGATATGGAATTTCCTGAATTTGAAAAAATTCTTGCAGAAATTACCGCGCATGACAGCCCGGGTGGTTACGCAGAATTCATTTCAACAGGAAAACGGAAGCTCAATTCATTCACTGTCAAGTTGGTTTGGGACATTTCAGAAGTAACTCATGCCGCAGTTGTGGCCGCTTTCGATAGTGACAATAGCGTGGAGATGTCTGTTGAAGATCCAAATGGTGATGAGGTGATTGTATTTGATGCTCAAATTTCCAAGCTGGGCCGTATTGCAGAACAAGAAGAAGGTTATGCCTGTGATGTCACAATCCAACCCACGGGTATCCCTGTTATCAATGGTGGTTCATAATGACAATTATTGAAAACAAAATCCTTTCTCATGACGATATTCTCAATGCAAATGATATTTGCATTGAGAAATTACCTGTGCCTGAATGGGGAGGTGTGATCTATGTCAAAACGTTGACAGGAGAAGAGAGAGATAAAATCGAAGCGGCAATCATTTCGATTGGCGTAGATGGCAAACCCAAACAAGCAAAGATGGAAAATCTTCGCTCTCTTGTTGCGTTTTATGGTATTTGTGATGAGCAAGGCAAACGATTGTTTACAGAGGCGAAAGATATTATTTCTCTGACAAAGAAATCTGCCTCTGCCCTTGATAAGGTTGTTGCCAAAATTCAATCAATGAGTGGGATGTCCCCTGCTGATATTGAAAGTCTTGTGGGTGATCTAAAAAACGACCAACCCGCCGTTTTGCCTTTCGCTTAGCGGCAAAACTTGGGATATGGAATGTTAATCAATTACTGAGAGACATTCCATCTTCCCTTCTGTCTGAATGGATAGCGTTTGCAAAACTTGAGCCATTTGGCTTCGATGCTGATATGTATGGTCACGGTATAACAGCTTCAACGATTGCAAATGTCAATAGACGTAAAGGGACAAAAGCTTTTCAGCCTTATGATTTTGTTCCCAAAGATAAGAAACCTGTAACGCAAGGTGCGTTTTTTGAAAATCTAAAAACACTTTTGACACTAAACAAAAATGGTAAGAAAAAGGAAAATAAATAATGGCTACCACAGTTGCAGAATTAATGGCGACATTAGGACTTGACTCTTCCAATTTTGATAAAGGGATGGACAAAGCAGAAACAAAAGGAAGCAGTTTCCAAAAAACAATGCTTGGATTATCAAGTGTTGGTGGTGGTATTCTTGCCGCAGGTCTCGCAACTGCCGCAGGTGGGGCAGTAATCTTGGGCAAAGAGTTATACAATGACGTTCAAATTGCTATGGACGCCGAAAAGGTACAGTCACAACTCAACGCAGTTATAAAATCAACTGGTGGGGTTGCAGGCATTACAGCAGATAAAGCCAATGAGCTTGCTACTGCATTATCTCAAGTAACAATGTTTGACGATGAGGCTGTATTATCAGGGGAGAACATGCTTCTTACTTTTACCAATATCGGCAAAGATGTTTTCCCAGACGCTACTGAAACAATGCTTGATATGTCCCAGGCTCTTGGTCAAGATTTGCAATCTTCTGCCATTCAATTGGGTAAAGCGTTGAATGATCCTGTAAAAGGTATTACTGCTTTGCAAAGAGTTGGTGTATCTTTTACAGAAGAACAAAAAACAATGGTAGAGGAAATGGTAAAAGCCGGGGACACAATGGGTGCTCAAAAATTTATTCTTGCAGAACTTCAAAAAGAATTTGGAGGCTCTGCAAGAGCAGCAGGAGAAACATTTGCCGGGCGTTTAGCTATTCTCAAAAACACAATTGATAATGTTAGGGAAAGTATAGGTGCAAGATTAATTCCCATCGTTCAAAGGCTTATTGAATGGTTTGTAAAAATATACAATAGTCCTGAGTTCCAGGAATTCTTGAATAAGGCAATAGATAATATTATTGCGTTTGTTGAAATTGCTGCAACCAATATCCCGAAATTCATTGAAGGTTTTCAAAAAGCCTTCAAGTGGTTGGCAGATAACAAACCTGTTGTGATTGGGATACTTGCCACCTTGGGTGTTGCCATACTTGCATTTGCTGTTACAAGTGCAATTGCAATATGGACAGCTATGGCGCCATTTTTGCCTATCATTGCAATTATCGTACTTGTTGGTCTTGCTGCATATTCTCTTTACCGAATATGGACAGAAAATTTTGGAGGTATTCAAGAAAAGTCAAAGATGTTTTTTGATTGGCTTAAGAAAACATGGGATGTAATTTGGGCTGCCTTGTTACCTATATTCGAGTATTTTGTGGCGCAATTTAGATCATTACAACAAGCGTTTCAAGCCGCTTTTGCTGGTGATTGGGAAATGGTGGGTATGAAGATTAGAGAGATTTGGGACAGAGCTTGGGGTATTATTAAGAATATCGCCTCCACTGCATGGCAAAATATTAGAATAGGGTTATCAAATTTTATTTCCAATATCATAACGAAATTTCAAACAACAGATTGGCGCTCTATTGGGATAAATATTCTGAAAGGTATAGTTAATGGTATGCTTTCCCTTGAAGGTTGGATGAAGTCTCAAATCACAAAGATAGCTGGTAATATTGTTGGTTTTTTCAAAGGCTTTTTTGGCATATCTTCTCCATCCGAATTGATGGAACAAATTATAGGTAAAAATATTGCCTTAGGTATCAATGAAGGGTTTTCAAACAATCTTGCACTTTCTCCTGTCTCTGTTATGGGAGAAGTGCAGGCAGTATCAAGTAGCGCTTTTGGTGGTGTAGGATCAAATAATGCAGATATTTTATCTGTACTAAGGCAATTGCTTGCCAAAAAAGATTTTGATAAAACAGAATTTGCAGAACTAATTGCCAAAGAACTTGCAAAGGTGATTTGATATGACAATATTTCCAGATAGCCAAACCATCGAAAGATGAGACGGCTATCTGG